TCCTGCTCGCATCAGGTAGGTGAGTGCCGTACCTAAATTGTAGTTGTCAGGTTGGAAGTCCATCACCACATCCTTCGCCTCTATGCCGAGTGTTTTGCCGATGTAGTACGTTGGTGTCTTGCTCATTCTCTGATGGTTTACCCAAAGGTAAGTCATCCCAATAAATGAAAATATGGTCGTTCACTATTTAGAATGATTAAAAATTAGCATAATCTATGCATAGGTACTTGCGTATGTCAAGTTTATTTAGTTTTTTATACAACTTACTTAACTTACTTACTTAAGTTAGTTAAACTATAACTTGACTTAACTATCAAGTAAGTCAACATATAACTTTACCAACTACTTGAAAGAAAAAGAAACTAAACAAAGAAAAAGAAGGGAATCTTTGATTTAAGCCACTATTATATGCGAAACCATACAACCATCCCACTTTTGGTAGAAAGTGTATTAGAACGCATATAAATGCCCTCTACGGGCTTATTCCGTCAGTTTGTCAATCCACCGCTTGATGAGGTAGGCAAACGTCAAGATGAAAGCCAAAGCTCCCAAGTACGATTCCAAAGTCCACTTCTTGACCTTCGGCTCTTGCTTCGCCACAATCTTGGTTTGGGTGATGCGGATTGTATCAGGCAAGCAAGCAGCCTCAACCACGACCTTTCGGTCTATGTACTGAAGCTGCACCCGAACCTTGTCTTGGTAAATCACGGTGTCCTTCATCACCTCCAGCGTGTCTATGAGGTACTTTGTTTCGGTGACAATTACCGTGTCCTTCACAATTACACTCTGAAGGATAGGTTGCGCAGTACGGCATCCACTAACTCCCGCAAGAGTCGCAATCAGGATTGTCAATGCTACAAACAGGGACTTCCTTTTCTTCAAGTTCATTGAGCCATTCATCAAAAGGGGAGGTATTTGGTTTTTCCATTGACTTTTACTGCCTTTAGTTTTTGTTTTCGGTTCTTGCCCTCTACGTAGCTGACGTGAACCCACGCAGGCTCTACATCATTGCCGAACTCCCAAATGATTTGGTCGTACTCAAGGTTTCGGGCAATCCACTTAAATAACACATCATTGCCTCCGTGAAACTTCAAATCTGCCGCTTGCGCTTGAACGTGCTGCGACTTGCTTGCACCTCCGACTCGCTTGTTGACTTCGGGGCTGCGGTACGCACTCGTTACCTGTATCGGCCCTAACGCATCTCTTGCAGGCTGTAAGACGTTTTCTGCTAACGCACGAAGGTTTCCCTCCAAATGCTTCGGAAGCTCGTTAGGAAGGCCCGTAGACGTTTTGGTCAGTTCGGCAAGAGTAAAGTTCTTGGTCATTGCATTATGCTTAATGTGCATTGTTCTGCACGATAGTTCGGCAAATATCCGAATACGTTAACACGATTTGACAATTCCCAAATGTTCAGCCGACTTTACACTTTAGGGAATTACACCTTGCCTTGTGAGGCGTAGGGCTTCTTGTAGTTCTTGCTCCGCTTGTTGCTGCTTGCACTCTTTGAATGCTTGCCTCGTTTCTTGCTCTTGCTGACGTGATTACTTACCGCCTGTTGCTTTGCCATCGTTAGGGTCTTTTAAAAACATAAGTGCAAACGCTCCCATCAGGAACGCAGATACCTCCGTGAGGGTAGCCTTCTCATAAAACACCAAAACAAAACAAAGGCCTACGATAAGCAGGCCTAATACTGTTGTCTTTGGATCTTTCCAAATACGCTCAATCAACACGATTCTTCTCTTTGAGGTAGTCCCTTCGCCATTTCCACAAGGTGTAGGCAAGCGATGCCAAAAGCACCGCCAAGCCCAATACTTGATGAACGTAGCCGACAAGGAGTCCTGCTCCTGTTAAAGACCAAGAGGTGATAACTGAATCAGCCGACTCCTTTGTCATCTTTGTTGATTGTATTCTCGTAGGCCTGAATCAGTACACGGACTTCATCAAGTTGCATTAAGAGGTTCGCCTCTTGCTGCTTCAATGCCTCCAAGCGTTGTGTCAAATGTTCCATTGGGTTTTGTTTTCCCCAAAGATAGTTTATGCTTCGGCTTCTCCGCCTTCAGCGACTACATCCACCAATGGCTCCGTAGGAACGGGAACCATAGCCCAAGCATCAGCAGCAAGTTGGCGGTAGTAGCCTTCTGCTCCCAATACCTCATCGGCTGCGGGGTCGTTTACCTGAAGCACCGTGCGCCAATAAGATGAGGCGATAACTGCGCCATCTTTGGTTACATCGGTGGTCTTGCGTACTTCAATCGTTCCGTCAAGTTTGACGTTGAAGGCGCTGATGTAGATTACTTCTTCAATCATTGTTTCTAATTGTTAATTGTTAAACTCGGTATGAACCAAAAATGCGCAGCGTACCCCAAGTTGTAGCGGGTTGGGCTTGGTTATTCGTATCATTGTTAGTGTAAAAACGAATGTAGCTTTGTCCTGCTATTGTGGTTGCAATAATGTCAGGAAAATTTTCATTCGCAACATTAAAAGCCCCTGAAAAAGCTGAAACCGAACTACTTCCGCCTACTGTAAAAGGTAAGCCTCCAACAAAGTTGTCTGCGAAGTTAGATGAAATTGCAACCACGATGCGGAAATGAACTACGTTACCGATTTTAGTGTACTCACCCGTAGTCCCCGAAAACGCACCCGTAGGGTCGCTTGAAGTAGTCGGAGTAAAAGTCCCCTCCTCGTAATCATCAAGGGCGTTGGCTGCTGCGGTGTCCCCGTTGAAGGTTATACCACCACTTGCAAGGATGCGTAGCTTCTCGGTTGGTGCTGCGTTATTTGAAGTAAAGAATCTTAAATCGGCAACATTTTCCCCCGTAGTTGTGGGGTTTACGGCACTAATTCTTGCACACCTATCATCAACGCCAACATTCGGATAGAACTCAATAGCAACGCCCGTGTTTTCGGTGTTTGAGGGGTTGTTATATAAAGCCAAAGCATTTGTCGTTGCTCCCGCACTTTCGTTTCTAATGTTTAACTGACCTAAAGCACTTGTCGTGTTGATGCCTACCTTGCCTGCGGAGGTGATGCGCATACGCTCTGCATCGCCCGTATTAAAAATAAATGCGTGAGAGGTGGTTGTACCAATGGCCATTGCGGTGTCCGCATCTTGATACTTGATTGCTCCACTTACTGCTCCACCGCTACGATTAAATTCAAGCAGTTCAACAGAACCCGAACCCGAATAATTGCCTTCAAGAGTTAAAACGGTTTGAGCAACAGTTGAACTCAATATATTAGCCTTACTTGTTCCGCTTGTTGTTCCAATACCAACCGCAGAGGTTGAAACCGCAAGAGCCGAATCATTGCCCAAGCCATCAGATAGGTATTTAGCCGTACCGCTTAACGGCCCGTTATCCGTAACCTTAATTAGGCTATCGTAGGTGTCCTGTGGGGTAGTCCCCGTTAAAGTTGTTCCCATTAGTTATTCCAAGTTGTACTCCAAGTGTTCCAAATTTCAGCAATCAAATTCCAAGCACCCTGCTCGTTGTTGCCGTACAAGTTAGTCGTAGGGTGACCATACGACAAAGGCTGAATAACACCCCAAGAGATGCTATTCGTTGCAGCAGCCTGACCCCAATAGATGTCATTGTTTGCTGCTCCTTGTCCCCAATCGCCTTGTATTCCCATTCTCTCCTAAATAACTTTTTAGCTTGACAATGTTGCTCGGCTTCGGTTTGTAGGTGTCTTTCTTTGCCATACTATAATACCCACGATGAAAAGTTTGCGTCCGTGTCAGGGAACACATCAGCGTTGTTGTTCAAGTAGTATTCAGGGAACGTTGCCTGATTGTAGCTCATATAGGTGATGAAGCGGTCGGTATAGTACTGCGCAATGTTGCGCTCCTTCTCAACCAAGAAGTCAACCTCGTTCTTCTCTACGCTTGTTGAATTCTCGCTTGTGTGCTTGTACACCCCGCCATTGGCAATCGTGTACGCAGCAAAAGGCAAGTACTCCACCATCGCATAGTGAATCAGCATCGGCTGAAGGTAGTCGTTGACCAACGCCAAGTAGGGATTCGCAAGAGTACCTGCGATGATGTCATCGCTAATCTTGTCGTAGAGCTTGGTGCCTGTGTAGTTTTGGATGTGGATTTCCTGCGCAATCTTGATGAACTGAATGAACTTGTCCGTGTCCACGTTGCCACCAAGTGCGGTCTGCCGCACCAAATCCTCTCGCTTAATCCAAAGTGCCGTTGCCATTTTTTAACTTTTATATCCCCGTGTTGGGGTGGTGATTGGTGCAATCGCAACCTCGCTCGGATTCTGAACCGGTCGGAAGCCCATCCGAATGGCTTGGTTTACGTTTATAATTTCAGTTCCGTTCAAAGCTCCACCGCCATAGACCTGCCCTTCTTTGGTTAGCTTCTTGCGGTAGATTCTGCGCTCCCAACGATGGTAGCAGTTGGCACCCCCTTTGAAAAGCCATACGCTATACGGCTCGCCCTGTGCTTCGGCTCCGCCTCGTGAACTCATAGCTTGGATGTCCTCCATACGGTACACTCGGTTGGCAGCAAGCAACGTGCGGCAAAGCAACCGGCTTTCGCCTTTGGGTTCTTTCTTTGTGCCTATGGCGTAGAAATAGCGCACCTTGTAACGCTCCGTGTCTTGCTCGCTATATTCCTGCGCTGCAAGGTCGGTGCGTGAGTTCAGATATGCCTCTACATCGTATTCTGCTCCCTCGTCTTCTACCACGTCAGCCGTAAGCAGGTCAAACTCCTTCATCAGGTCTTCTTCGCTTTCGCCAAGCTGCTCCAAGTTCAAAAGGATTTCCGAAGCAAGCTCGTCACGCAAAAAGGGGCGGCTGTCCTGCTTCGCCAACTTCACACCCGTTTCTTCTTCACGGGTTTCTGCATCCATTGGCGTTTCAATCTCGTTGCTGAACTCAAGCGGCTGAAGCGTTTTGAAGTACAGGTTCAAGCGGATGTCGTTGTAGTTCAAGATGCGCTCAAAGCCGTCAAGCAGCATCTCTTGGATGGGCTTGATGACGATGTTCTCAAACAGGATAGAAGCCGTTTTAAGCTCGTCTGCGTTGTTACCGAACCCTGTGTTGTCCTTGATACCCAAAAGCATCGGAGAAGTGATGCGGTGAGCCACCATTAGCTTCTGCATTGCCTCATTCGATAAGAACTGATATTGGTTGTGGGCATCGCTCAGTTGTACGGTCTCAAGTGTTGCTTTTGATTCAGCATTGTCGTTGAACGCCAAGATGAACTTGCCTGCGTTATTTGTGCCGCTAAACTTGTTTGCAATCTGCATCTCAATCTGCCTACGCTCCTCTTCGCTTGGAACTCCGTTGTTGAAGTTGATGAGCATTGAAGGGTTGAGGCCGTTTTGGATGTTGTTGATGTGGAAGTTGGCAATCTCCTCCTCTAATTCAGCATAAGGCAGTCCTCCCTGATAGTCCACAGGTGAGTAGTAGTAGAATCCTGCTCGGTATGGTTTGATGTACAATACCTCAAGACCTTCACGGCTTGTGCCAAAGGCAGGAATGCGTACAGGCTGCTCCCTGCGGCTCGCTACTTCTTCCCAACTCTTTGCGTAGTAGTAGCCCTCAACCTCGCCTTCTTCGTTGCACTTTTCAGCACGCAGCGTTTCAATGGGGATATGCTCAATCTCTACGATAGTGTTGTGGTCTTGCGAGTAGATTATCTGAATGGCGCATTGCCCCATCATCTTGTAGTCAGCCACCAACTTCTTTACGCAGTCCTTGCTGAACAGCCCCTTCATCGCTGCGTATTCACTTGGCTTACGAGCAGAATCCGTAGCATCCAAGCCCTTGCCGTAAACGAAGTCCACCACGCCATTGATTAGGGCGTTGTTGGTGGGGCTGCCGTTGTAGCGGTCAATCAGGTATTGAAAGTAGTTGTTGTCATCACCATACTGCACCCAATCCTTTCCCTGCACCTCGCTAATGTTAGGGGTGGTGTAGGAACTCAAATTGACTACGTGGACTTTAGATGATGATGTAGTCGTTGTCGTAGCTTGTTTCTTCGGTGTAGACATTTTGGTTGACCGTAAATTTGTCGTATTCGGTTTGTGAAGTTACGAAAACCCTATCACGATAGATGAGGTTTCCTGCGTTAAAAACCTTCAAACCATAGAAGCGGTTGTTCACCAACGAGAAAGTGCCTGTAAGGGTCATAAAACCATTCGCAGAGGCCGCAGTCACCGCAGGTGTTGCCGTAGTGTTTGTTGATTCGTCAATCAGTTCAATCGTAACGCTCGCAGGGAAGCTGCGTGGGATGATTGTAATTGATTGTGGCGAAGCCGATACTTGTAAAATATGCATCTCAA